GCCCGGTCGTCGGGTGCCCGATCGCGTCGTCGGCCAGGGTCACGACCTGCCGGTACGCCGGGAGGTACAGCTCCCACACCGTCACCTGCGGCTCGAACTCCTCGTCCTCGCCCTCGGGCTCGCGGCCGAGCATCATGATCCGCTCGTCGCCGGTCGAGTTGTACTGCTGCGGCACCCCGTCCGGCAGCTCGCCCGCCGCCTTCTTCCCGAACCGCTCCTCGGCCGCCGCCCGCGGGATGCGGTAGCGGTGCCCCACGAACGTCAGGTCCGGGAACCGCGTCGCGTACGTGTCCAGGACGAGGTCGTCCAGGGCCACCGGCTCGGCGAACGGCTGGCCGGCCCGCACCTGCCACCCCGACGCCATCGCGTCGTCCGGCCGGGCCAGCGCGACCTTCATCACCCCGAGGCCGAACAGCGCGTCCACCGTCGCCCGGCGGAGCGAGTCGGCCAGGTCCATCTCCTCCACCCGCGCGTTCACCCACTTCGTCATCGTGAAGGCGTCGGGCTTCTTCGCCCGGTCGAACGTCGTCACCAGGAAGCGGGGGTTCTGCGAGATGAGCGAGCGGCCCACGATCTGGACGTACAGGGCCAGGAGGTTGAGGGGCACCGGCTTGCGGGCCGCCGAGTCCGACCACATCTGGCCGGCGTACTCGCGGACCATCTCCCGCCGCTTGATCCGGTACGGCTCCAGGACCCGGATCGCCGTGCGGGCGGCCGTGCAGAGGCGGCCGTAGTCGGGCGTCGGGAGCTGCGCCCGGCGGGGGCGACTGGCGGCGAAAAGGCCGTCGTTTTGCACTTCTTCTTCCGGATTCGGGGTCAAACGTTTGACCCGTGGGATGCACTGACTCTACCACTCGCCCTGGGCCGCGGCAATGCGTTGTGCCAGGGCCCGCCGCCCGGCGACGCTCCGGTGGTCGGCCGCCGCCACGTCCGACACCCGCTCCCGGCCGGGGATCTTGGGGGCGCAGATCTTGAGCTTCATCATCCACGCGAGGGCGTCCGCCACCACCCGGTCGCCGTGGCAGACGGTCGCCCCGGACGGGTCCTGTCGGGCCGGGACGCTCGGGCAGTCCACGTCCTGCGGCAGCTCCTCGAACAGGAGCGTTTCCTCCAAAGCCCGGTCTGACGGGTTACTGAACTGCCGGGTGCGGAGGGCGTTGCGGTACTCGCCGAGCGTCTTCCGCTTGTTGGCCGGACTGGGATACCACCCCGGCGTGTCGCTGATCTTCTTGTTCAGGGCGAACTCGTTGGTGCGGAAGTACACCCGCATGTACCCGAGCGACACGACCTCGGCGCACAGGTCCTCGCCCGGCCCCTGGGCCTCCCACGCGAACAGGGCCCCGGTCCCGTCGGCCTGGGCGAACGCCCGGCACAGGGCCACGCACAGCCGCCCGAACACCCGCGGGTCGATCGTCGCGTCGGCGTATTCCAGCACCTTCTCCCCGGTGTCCGCGTCCACGATCGACAGCACCGACGGCGTCGCCCCCTTGCCCTCCGACGTGTCGGCCCCGGCCGCGTACCGGCCCGGCGGGGGGCCGCCCTCCTTCGTCAGGGGCCGCCAGAGCCACAGCTTGCCCCGGTCCCCCTCGGCCCACTCTATCACCTTGCCGTCGTCCGCCACCCCCACGTCGCCCCGCCACACCGGGGGCCGGCAGTACGCGGCCTGGAGGTGCCGGACCAGGATCGGGTCGAAGAACTGGCTGACCGTGCCCCCGGCGTCGATGTCCAGGTCCATCGCCACCGCGCGGGCCGACCCCTTCCGCTCGCACTCGTCGTCGTAGTACACCGAGCGGACGCCCGGCGCGTACCCGCCCGTCGGGGTCCCGTCCTGCACGAAGCGGTAGTCGGCCGGGAAGGCGTAGTCCTTGTCCAGTACGTCGAGCTGCTTCGAGATGGGGTTGAACTTGTACAGGCCCTTGACCTTCTCCGGGTGCTGGGTCCAGTGCATCCGGAGCTTGCGGATCGTCTCCCGCTTCGTCAGCTCGTAGAACGCCGTGCCCATGCCCAGGTGCGTCCCGTTGAATATTCGGCACGGGCTGGTGTTCGAGGTGCGGTGCAGCATCTGGTAGTCCTCGCGGACCTGCGAGAACTCGTCCAGGAAGATGAACGTCGCCCGGCCGCCGACCCCCGACTTGCCCGTCGAGGCCGTCCCCGTGATCTGGCTCTTGTTCTCGGGGTTGTTGTACCGGAGCCGCTGCCTGTGCTTCTTCTGGTCCCAACCCGCCGGCATCAGGAACGCCGGCAGGTTCGCCAGAATGAAATCCACCTTCCAGAACAGGCTGTCCGCGTCCTTGTCGTCGTCCACCGACTTCTCGTCCCTGGAGATGACGAGGATCTTCTTGTTCGGGTGGAACAGCCACACCCAGATGATGACCAGGAGGCACAGCCAACTCGCCCCCATTTCCCGCGACTTCTCGATCACCAGGTCCTTCTGGTCCGTGATCGCCGAGAGAATGGCCTGCACCGCCTCGTCCTGGAACGGCCACGGCACGAACGGCCCGACCTCGTCGCCCAGTTTGGCCGGGTTGTACTGCCACACGAAGACCGCGATGAAGAACGAGCAGTCCCGCCGGCACATCTCCCGCACCGCCGCCCTGGCCCTGGCCGACGTGCGGCAGTCCGCCAGCACCTTCCGTCGGTACTCCAGGTTCTCCCGCACGCCCCGCGGAACCCGGCACCCGTACTGACCGCTCCTCATACCACCCCCGCGAACAGTTGCCCCACGCCGCCGCCGGTCGCGGCCACGAGCCGCCGCCGGGCCGTCTCGTAGTGGGCCGGATCGAGTTCCACGCCCCACGCCTTCCGGCCCTCCCGCATTGCGGCGCGGAGGGTTGACCCGGAACCCATGAACGGGTCGAGCACGACTGCGCCGGGGTCCGTGCTGTTGCGGACGAGGGGTCGCACTACGCCGACCGGCTTCTCTGTGGGGTGCTCTTTGTCGTCCACCCCAGCAACGCGGATGATGTCCCCCAACGACAGGTCGCGGAGTTTATGTCGTGGCATCGGCCGGTAGCCGATCCACTCGTGCATTCGCCGCCACCCGTAGCCCATGCCGATTTTGCCCTTGTCCCAGACGATGACGTTCCGCGGCCAGTCGTCCGCAAAGATGCGGAGGCCGGTCTTCACGTCGGCGAACACGTAGATCGCGCCGTCTGGCTTCACGACCCTCTCGCACTCGGCCAGGACTTCGCGGATCTTCTCGTCGGTCATCGTCTCGAACCACTTTGGCCCGTCGGCGGCGGCAAGCCGCTTGCAGCCGAACTTATCCCGCCGCACCAACCGCGTCGTCGTCCCAGTGGACACCTCCACGTCGAGCGACTGATACGGCGGGTCGGTGATGACGCAATCCACCACCCCGTCCGGCATCGCCCGCAACACGTCCAGGCAGTCGCCCCGGTAGAGCGTCACGTTGCCGTTGTCGAGTACGTCCGTCGGTGTCATTCCGCCCCCCACTTCGCCAGCAGCTCCCCGATCAACTCGTCCACCGCCTCCAGCCGCTCGTCCCGCTCCGGGGCGGAATCCTTCTCGGGAACCGCCTCCCGCTTCAGTCCCGCCTTCGCCCGCGCCTCGTTCAGGTCCCGCTCCATCCGCTCCAACTGCGTGAAAAACTCCTTCGGGTTCGAGTGCATCAGCTTCCGAAGGGCCTTGTCGTTGTCCTTGTCCTTCGACGCCGGGTTCTTGAACACCCGCCGGTACGCCTGCAACATCGCCGACGGGTACACCATCCCCGTCGTGTCCGGCGGCGGGTTCGCCGGCACGTTCCCCGGCCCGAACTGCCCGTCCTCTCGCGGCATACACACCTCCAACGTTTGACCCCATCTTACCGTCACCGGGGACTCCGCGACCCACGGGGGAGGGGGGAATGGCTCAAATCTACGCGGCACGTTCCGAATCTGCCACACGTAGTCAAGTCTCACCAGGACCCGCTCCCGACCCCCGCCCCGTGTGGCTCAAGTCCTGCGGCCAGGCCGCCATTGGATCGCGCGACAACGACGCGCGAGGCATTTGACGCCCGGACCCAGGCAACCCCGGCGACTTCCGCCGGGCCAACGGGAGCCGAGCATGACGACGACGACGATGGGTGTGGCGGTGGGTGGGC